CCATTTTAATCGTCTCCTTTCATTCCTCAAATAGTATTAAGTTATGGTTATGATTTTTGCACAGAATGTTTCTGAGCCAACCCATAACGCTCCATACCATTTAATCATGAATTTGCTTGAGTCGTTGGTTTTAGCAAGTCTCTCCATTGTTATGTCAAGTGATACACCCAGCTTTACAACCCTTGTGTCAAGAATAATTAAACTCTTGCTTGTAGTTGTTGTAGTCATGAATCTGCTTGCTATAACTGGAATTCCCTCGTAATCTATTGTTTCAAATCCCCAAGCAATCTTCATCATTGGTCCGTTGTATCTCAGGTATGGTCTCAATAACTGCTTTAAGTCCTTGTAAGTGTCCAAGTCTGTTACTATAAGATTTGGAAGTCCACCGCCAAGATTAGCACTATATGATTCTCCACCCTGTCTGCAATGGTTTAGACTGTTATCCAATGCGTCAAGAGATATTGCTGCACTTTGTGTTGTTGAATTTGTTGTAATGCTTGCAAGTAATCCATCGAATCCGAGAGCATCTGTTGAAGTGTTTCCGTTGATTATCTCATTCTCTATTTTCTGAATAAGAGCCTGAGTTTTTACGAGAACTTCCTGCCTCTCCATATCAATGTATCCTCTTGAACCAACCTGTGCTGGTCCTGTGACTCTACCATAAGCTCTACAGAACTTTATTGGTATGCTGCTTCTTGCGTATGTGTCGTCTTTCTCATTTGCTGCTGCGTCCTGAGTTTCCCATCTTGCTGAATCAGTATTATATGTAACTTTGTTCCAGTCGATAGTCATGCCCTGAACTGCTGCTTTAGGAAGCATAGCATACAATGGGGTAAGCTTTCTTGAAAGGTCAATTATGTCCTGACTGACATATATTGGTATCAATACTGGTGCATATCCGCTTGTTTCATCATACTGAGTTGTTATCTGATATGTGTCGGTATTTGTTCCTCTTTCTTTAAGTATTAAGCCGCACTGTTCTGCAAATCTTTTGTTTACGCTTTCAATATAGTTTTTTTGAGTATATTCATATTCAAATGATTCAACACCACCTGAATAAGGAATAACTGTTTTTCCTTGTGACTTAGGTATTCCGTAAGCTTTGAATGCTACATCGAAATAATCTCCTTCGTCATTTCCTGCGAATCCTGTTTTTTGCATTTTTATCATCTCCTTAGTTTAAGAAATCATTCCTCTCAAAACTCATGCAAAGCATGTCATGAAGTGAGAAACCTGATTCTCCTCTCTTGATTGTCTTTTCGACATTTCCATTCTGAGATTCTGATTCCGAAACGTTAGCTGCTACATGTTTTAGCACTTCACGTCTGTTTTTGACAGATTTTTCTGTCTTTTCCTCTTCCTCAGATTCAGCTGGTTCTGGTTTTGCTGGAGCTGGTTCAGGCTTTTCATCAAGTTCTTTCCTGATTGCCTGTATTGCCTCAGCATTTTTCTTCATACCTTCATTTGTGCTTTTTCCAAGTTCGAGGAGCTGTTTAAATTGTTCTTCTTCCATGTTAATCTCCTCCTGATTAGTTGTGTCATTGATTGATGACTGTGATGTTGGGCATGATTTTCCGTGTTTAGCCTGACAGACTGCCCATGCTGATTCTCTTTTTGTTTTTCCTTTTTGAGGTTTGAAATCAGGGTCTGCCATTAATGCTTCTACACAATCTTCTACTACTTTTGGTTTAGAAACTGTATTATATTTTTCAAGATAATTATCAACGTCAAATGATTTAGCGATAAAAGTAAATGAATTTCTGTTAGACTGCAGAGGTGTGAGAGTTGCTTCGAGAATTTCTGCTTTTGTCCACATCTTTTTCTTTTCTCCGTTTATTTTAACCCATTTATATTCAAGGGGTATGGCTGAGATGCTTACACCGACTCCAAGTCCGAGTTCATTTGCTTCTTTGATTAAATCGTGTATCCATGCAGTATTCGGATTTGATTTGAAAATTGTTAATTTAGCCATTACAGCACTTTTTTCTGCTTTTTTAATATGTTCAATATTTGTCCATCCGCCTGCAAAAGAATTCATTGCATTTCTGTGGTCTACAAGAGCAGGTAATGCTTTTTTGGTTGCTATTTCTGCGTGGACAGGTTCTCCTACTATTTCATCATCTCTGTCAAGGCTGTCATCAGATAGAATTCCAAGAAAATCTCCGCTTTGTGTTTTTTGGAGAGGCATCCAAAGCTGTCTTTTTTCGAGCATGTCACCTTCGGATTTATAAATAACATTATCAATAATCTCATCCATAATGGTTAAATATGCTTTTCAGCTGTTTATAATAGTTATGTGATGTTTTTATGACTATACCACTCGTTGAGATATGCAAAAATTAATTAAAATTTGCCGTCCTTATTATTTATCACCTTACTGAGCGTAAAAACCGGAGTGGAGACGTGATGATTTAAGGTTTTTTGGAGAATTTAATACATTCAACAGATTCATCAAGATAATTTATTTTTATATCACTTAATTCATCTTCTGTTAATCCTGTTTTGTCAAGAATAAATCTTAAAACCATTTGCCCGTTTCCGAATGCAAGTATTTCTATTTCTTTTTCTTTTTCAACATAGAATTTTTCAAGTGCGTGTGTTTCGCATAATAATTTAAAGTTTTCCCATGTTAAGTCAATTATTATCATCTCATTTTCCACCCCCGAAATCCGTATGTAATGTAGCAGTCTACATCCTTCGGCTTATATCCGTTGCAATGGCAATGAATAGCGTAATTATGGACGTCTATTGGGTCTTTCCATCTCTGTATTGCTGGTATTGGCATATTTGTTTCTATTTCAATTATATCCTCAATTACTGAAAAGCAGTCCTCGCACCATGGAAAATTATCTCCTTTTTTAACATAGGAAGAACTTGCTTCTCCCATTCTTGTTATAATCAGCTTGTTCCTGTGCTTGTCTCTTATTTTTTCCTTATTCCTTATTTCTTTTTCAGTATCTTCTTCTGTTTTCATTTTTCTGTAATTCTTACGCAACGACAGCCACCTTCCTTGTATTTCCGTCTGAGTCTTTGATTGTGATAAACCCCTGTAATGTCTCGGTTGTAATTGCTGCATAAGTCCCAAACTGAACATTTCCTGTTGGGGTTAATATTATGTCTCCAGCACTTTTAACATTAATGTCTCCATCGCTTTTAAGATATCCTGTTCCGTTTGTGTAGAATGTGCTGATGTTATCTGTTTCCCAGCTTGTAATGATATTATCAAGATAACATTCAGATGTGCCTGTGCCTGCTCCTACATCTGTAAGAATATATACTTTAGTGACATCGCCGTTAGAAAATTTTGTTCCGGTTGCAGTTTTCTGATATATTGTAAAAGGATTTGCTGAACTTGCTTCCCATTCTCCACCATTAACACTCAAAAAAGCATTGAAATGTTCATCATCTACATAAATACATTTAACACGCCATTCATCCCCCGGAGTTAATCCAGTAAATGCATCGGTATTGGTTGCGTCACTGACAATTCTGATTTTTTGTGCAGCACTATAATGATAAATTGATATATAACCTTCAGCGGCAGAACGCAGTTGTAGAACTGGATAACCTGTGGCTGTGCTGGATATAAGTTTGATTGTATATTCGAAGAAGTCTGTTGTTGCAGTCCATGTATGTGCTGTGCCGAATGTATATGTCGGTGTAATACGTGCAGTCTCATTTGCATCTATAAGATGCCCCCATCCACCAGCTTCAACAAAGGAGCAATCAGCCTGTTCTGTCCATGCATCCCAATATCCATTATTCCTGATAGAAACTCCTGTTCCATATTCAAAGCATTCTATCTGTCTGTTAATTGAATTTATAGATGTTATTTCTCCTGCAGAAATTGTTGCTGTTCCGTCTGTTGCTGACAAAACAGTAATTGCACCAAAATCCGCATGTGTATGAAGAGTATCGCAATTGCTTGTATCTGTCAATGTAATAAGATTAGAGATATAAAGATAATTTGAACCATCAGACAAAGAGTTTCCGATAAATAAGTCACTCCATCTATTAGATACACTCCCAAGGGATATATTATTATCTGTCGCAGGAATTAACTCATTAGTTAGACACAAATATCCTCCTTCGAAATATAACTGTGCACTTGTCAAACCCTCACCAAGGAAAAAAAGATTAGGAAAAGTAACGCCCGATAAGTCTGCAAGGACAATACTTTTAAATCCACCATAATTTCCTAAAGCACCATCAGAATAACCTATCCACATTGGATATTGTCCATACGCCCCCAAGTCAAGAAATTCAAGAT